CTTGCAGCGTATTGCTGAGGCTCGGGAGTTCTTCGGCTCCCGCTACGTCGATTATCTTCGGTGGTACGGCGTCAACCCCAAGGATGGCCGACTGGATCGGCCTGAATACTTGGGAGGCGGTCGACAGACTATCTCCTTCTCGGAGGTTCTCGCCACTGCTGAAGGCGCTACGGTTTCACCGGGCGACCTGTTCGGTCACGGTATCGCCGGGCTGCGTGAGCGGCCCGTGCGGAAGTTCTTCGAGGAGCATGGGTGGATGATCACCTGCCTGTCCGTCCGGCCCAAGTCTATCTATCAGAACGGTGTTCCGCGCCGGTTCCTCCGGCGCGAGCCGACCGACTTCTGGCATCGGGAGCTAGAGCTCCTTCCGTGGCAGTCGATCTCCGAACAGGAGATCTGGGGGGCCGGTTCGGCCTCCGTGGTCTTCGGCTATACTCCGCGATACGATGAGTATCGCGAAACTAATTCTTACGTGTCCGGCTCGTTCCGAGGCGGCACGGAAGAAGACTGGACTATCTCGCGCGAGTTTGCGAGCGCTCCTACTCTCAACGAGAGCTTCGTTACTTGCACGCCTTCGGATCGTATCTATCAGGATACTTCTATGCCGGAGATATTACTTACGTCGCGCCACAATATTCGGGCGCGCCGTCTGGTCGCAGCTAATGCAAGGATGTCAAACCGTGCAGGTCTTTGATGATGCCTGGGCTTCTACCGATCAGCCGCATGAGTGGCCTATCGAGCCCTTCTGTCAGTACCGGATCGAGGTCAATAGCCTCGACCCGGTCGATCTTCGCGGCCTCCGCGACGGTGAGTGGGTGCTGTTGCACACCGGTCCGCGGTGGGGCATCAGCCCCAAGTTCCTCGGCTTCGAGAGCCTCCGGCTCTCGTCCTCGACGGGTATCGAGTACGGCTTTAAGTGCCGTCAGATCTACCGTCAGGACGGAGAGCCCTTGAATGATGACAATCCTCCGGCTCCTCCTATGCCCGGCCAGGATAACCTGCTTTTGGCCGTTCGGCGGATCCTTCGCGCCGAGGCCGAGCGTAATCGCCCCCCGGTGATGGACCCTGAAGATCTGCCCTGGGCGGATCGCTATGTCATCGATGAGGACGACGAGCGCTTTGAAGAGGAGCTCGCCCTCGAAGCTAAGGCCGCGCGCGATAAGCCTGCATCCGTTGATGCAGGTTCATTTCGGCAAGCGCCTATCGAGCAGTCCGCCGGGCCAACAGGCCCGGCCAGCAAGTCAGAGGTGCCGGCCAACGGGCCGGCTCAAAAAACCTCTGTCGCTACGGCGGCTGAGTAATGGGCACTTTGTGTGCCATCCCCTCGGCCGGTTTAGGCCGAGGGTTTCACCGGACCGCCTCTAGGCGGTCTCAAATGTGTTTAAAAAACGGCCGGAGGCCGTCTGTAGTCGTCTTACTTGATAGACGACTACAATGGTGACACCAAACCCATGGCGTGCCATACTCCCATCGTGATCAAGACAGGCGTAGGAAACATCTACGTGGCTTGTAGGCAGTGTCTTTCATGTCGGATCAGGAGGCAGTCGGCGCTATCGCTCCGAGCTCTTTTCGAGGCGAGGACGAGCTTAAGCGCCGACTTTTGGACCCTCACCTACGCTATGTCTCCCGAAGCGTTAGATTACGGCGACTTCTCGAAATTCTTGAAGCGGTTGCGCAAGTGGAATGTGGAGAAGGGGAACCTCGTCCCGATCCGATATCTTGGTGTTGGCGAGTACGGCTCGAAGAGCGGGCGGCCTCACTTCCACGCCCTGATCTTCAACAGCCTATCCCCCCTCGGGGAGGCCTTGCATACACGGCTCTGGCCGCACGGCTTTGTATATATTGGGACGGTCACCCCCGCGAGCGTACGTTACACCGCTCGCTACTGCCTGAAGTTCGAGGCAAAGGGCCGAGAAGGAGTCGCTCACTGGAGCTCGAAGCCTACACTTGGCGAGCCTGGTATGCGCGAGCTTGCGGCTTATATGAGGAATAGGGGTGATAATTTGACTGAGGCTCCAATATTGCTAAGAATAGAAGGCCATAATTACCAGCTTGATAATACTATGCGTGAAGTATTTGAGGATGAGTTTAATAATGGCGGCGAATTCAAGAAGAGAAGCCTGTTGACGTGCCACGATGAGTATGTATTGAGGCTTAGGTATGGCGACCCTATAGCTGCCCAGCGACGTAAGGACGAGGTTCGGCAGCAGTTTTTCGAGTCGGCACGGTTCGTGCACGAGAAATTATGAGTACATTGAGATCCAGACGCGCCCGGCGGCTTAGACGAGTGCCGATATATCGGCGACCGATCCGCCGGGCGCTGCGGCGGGCACCCCGGAAGTTGGCCGACCACCAGGCCCTTCACCGCCGCGCGGCGCGGACCGTTGAGCCCCCGGTCTCGCGCCGCAAAATTTCCACCTTCACTAAGGCCCTTCGCAGACTTGATCTGCCTTCCCGGCTTGCCGGTCGTTTCCAGGTTATCTCGGGAAGCGCGAAGGCGTTGGTCTGCAAGAAGCGGCCTGACGCCCGTAGGGCGGCGAAGGTGAAAAAAGGGTCCGGGTCCGGACCCAAGTTCGTCCCCTGGTGCAGGAGGCGATGAAGCCAGGGCGTGAAGGTACGCCCTCGATCGGAGAGGAGATGATGAGCCATGGGACTGTTCAGCTCGATCAAAAAGGTTGTCGGCGGTGCCGCCAAGGTCGCCGGGCCTTTATTGCAAGTTGGCGGTACGCTCTCCGGCAATCCCGGGCTTACCGCCGCAGGTGGTTTCCTCGGCGGCCTCGGAAGTAAGCCGAAGGTCTATTCCTCGGGCGATAGCCTGCGCTCGACAGTCAAGGCTGCTCGGGAGCTTGGAATTCACCCCCTAGCGGCTTTGGGAGCCGCAGGAAGCGGCTTCACGCAGGTGGACGGTGGTTCGGCCTTCCGCGACGCTGCGGAGGCCACAGAGCGCGCTGTGGATCGCTCTGCGGCCAAATCGGGCGAAGCCCTCAACGCGCAGTTGGCGCGTAAGCAGATGGAAGTCGCCGACGCCGAGATCGCCGAGGCTCGCTCCCGCACGCTTATCAACGAGGCGGAGCATAAGCGGTTAATCTTTGGGCCCCGGCAGCCCACGAACGGGACGCATGGCGGCATTGAAATGCTTGACCGGCGGCCCGTGGTTCAGGATCCCGCGCGCAATCTCGCGTCGCGCCAGCAAGTGCAGCTCGGTGGCTCTGTGGCCACCGGACCCAATCCGGAGGCGTTCGAGGTTGGGTTATCGGAGTTGATGGCGGGAGCCATCATCTACGGCCCTCAATGGGCCTACGACTTCCTTAAGAGGCAGTCGAAGTCCCGGCCTAGGCCGGATTTGCCAAAGGGCACTGTGCCCACACCCTGAAAGGAGAAGGTTATGAGGCATCGTCGTCGCGGCCAGGCTGGCCGCCGTTTCATCAAGCGCGGCCGTCGCTCTTTTAAGCGCGGTCGCCGTCGCGGTGGCCGGAAGACCGGCCACATTCGGATGAGGTCGCGTATGATCGGAGATCGGCTATGAAGCGCGCGGATTTCGACCTGAGTTTTACGAACTCTACGTCGCTCGATATGGGACTTCTGGTCCCGATCGGCGCCATCGACGTTCTCCCGGGCGACACCATGCGGATCAAGGTTGATCTGCTCGCCCGGGTGGCACCCCTCGCGGTGCCTGTCATGCACCCGGTTCAAATCCGGGTGCATCACTTCTTCGTCCCCAATCGGATCATCTGGGATGACTGGGAGGATTTCATCGTCGGCAATGAGGGTGCTGTCACCTATCCGACGATTACTCCCGGTTCTGTGGGAGCGGCGACGCTCTACGACTATATGGGCGCTGAGCCCATCTCTGGCTTCGCCTATGACGCACTGCCGGTGCGGGCTTACAACTTGATCTGGAACGAGTTCTATCGGGATCAGGATCTGTCCGCGGCTCGGACTGAGGATCAGACTGACCTTGCCCGCGTGGCATGGGGCAAGGACTACTTCACGACCGCCCGGGCCAACCCTCAACAGGGTGCCGCTGTTCAGGTCGGCTTCTCTGCCGGTCAGGCTCCTGTTGTTGGTATTGGTGCCGACCCTCCGTCGACGTGGAAGACGGAGTCGCTCAATCAGTCGGGTGGCAGTTCAACAGAGGAGTTTACCCTAGATGTTGGTATCGTCCGCGCTGGGCCGGGTTCGGCTCTGCCTAATATCTACGCTGATCTTAGCGCTGCTACTGGCGGCATCGACATCAATGAGCTTCGGAACGCCATCAGCTTGCAGCGTATTGCTGAGGCTCGGGAGTTCTTCGGCTCCCGCTACGTCGATTATCTTCGGTGGTACGGCGTCAACCCCAAGGATGGCCGACTGGATCGTCCTGAATACTTGGGAGGCGGTCGACAGACTATCTCCTTCTCGGAGGTTCTTGCCACTGCGGAAGGCGCTACGGTTTCACCGGGCGACCTGTTCGGTCATGGCATCGCCGGGCTGCGGGAGCGGCCCGTGCGGAAGTTCTTCGAGGAACACGGCTGGATGATCACCTGCCTGTCCGTGAGGCCCAAGTCGATCTATCAGAACGGCGTGCCGCGCCGGTTTCTCCGCCGCGAGCCGACCGATTTCTGGCACCGGGAGCTGGAGCTGCTCCCGTGGCAGTCGATCTCTGAGCAGGAGATTTGGGGGGCCGGTTCGGCCTCCGTGGTCTTCGGCTATACTCCGCGATACGATGAGTATCGCGAAACTAATTCTTACGTGTCCGGCTCGTTCCGAGGCGGTACCGAAGAAGACTGGACTATATCGCGCGAGTTTGCGAGCGCTCCTACTCTCAACGAGAGCTTCGTTACTTGCACGCCTTCGGACCGTATCTATCAAGATACCTCCATGCCGGAGATATTACTTACGTCGCGCCACAATATTCGGGCGCGCCGTCTTGTGGCAGCTAATGCAAGGATGTCAAACCGTGCAGGTCTTTGACGATGCCTGGGCTTCTACCGATCAGCCGCATGAGTGGCCTATCGAGCCCTTCAGCCAGTA